CAATTCATCTAATGCGTTTACATCATTAGTATTCTTATAGAAAGTATCATGATTGCCGGCGATGATATGCAGATCAAGACCCTTTGTCATCATAGGATCTAAGAAATCATCTCTTAGGCGCTTAGCGGTCAGATAGTTAATATACTTGCGACGATCAACGAGATCCCCAAGATGAATAACAGTATCAATACCTTCTCTATCAAGGATGGGCCAAAAGACTTCATCTAAAAACCTCTTCATATGATTATTCATGATCGAGGAATCGTTTCTGATCCCCCAATGAGTATCTGTGATTAATGCTATTTTCATACTTTGTTTCTATCAATTCGAGAATAATTCAGTTGCGCTTTAAATTTTCTGAGCACGTCCCGCGGTTGATCTGGTTGCGCTGCTCGCTTCAATATATTATCGCAATAATCTCTGATGACTTCCATGCGTGATACATACGTATTTTTAATATTATTATTAGGTGCTTTAAATATGTTCTCGGCACAGTCGATGATGACTTGCGGAACCATGTGCATATTATTCTGGTTCATCGATGAACTTCTCCAATCCTGTTTCTTTTTTGATCTTAGATTTTAGTTTCTTCTCTTCTTGCTTCTTGTCATAAGTAGAGACGAGGTTATTCATGTATTCATTATTAAGATCGACATTGACAGATCGTGTCTCTTCACCTGCTGCTTGTTCTGCTAGCATTCCTTCGAAATAGAAATTCTCTAGCGTCTTTTGCTTGATATACAGATGTTTCTTCTCATGTTCGATGCGTCTCAAGAAAGCATAATATATGATCTGAGTGAAATATGCAAATGGATTATTCGACTTCTCAGGATTAAAATTATTGATATATGTGATGCAGTTCTCTAACCCATCAGCGACCATGTCTTCCCGAAACGTATAGTTCACGAAGTTAGGTTTGTATGAGAGGTGATTAGCGATCTTATACAGACATTCACCGATGTAAGGTGGGATCCTCGGTTTAGGTTTATCTGCTGCCTTAGCAGCATCAACGTCATTCTTATACTGTAAAATGACTGTAAAAAACTTCTTATTGTCTACATAATGAACGCTAGGTTTCTTAGCCATTTTTAAATTTCCATGTTGTAAATTTTGTAATTAAAATTCTCACTATTATATATTTCTAATCTTTCTACCAGATGCTGTAAAGTGAAATTAGTATGCGTCTTATATTTCAGATCATCTGCGATATCATAGATCGTGACGTTATTCTTACCTTCGGTCGTCCTCAATCCCCTACCTATAGATTGTAATGTTCTTATACGTGACTTAGTAGGAGAAGCAAAGACAACATTATGTAGATTGCGTATATTGATACCTGTTGAAAATGTTCCATAGCTTGCCACAATGATAGCATCATTTTCTTTCTCAACGATAGCTCTGACTTCTTCTCTATCTTCTGCATCTACACCACCATGAATATAAAATATCTTGCGATCTGTGTTCTTCTTTGATATCATATCGTACAACACTTTGCCGTGCTTGTCAACAAATTGATACAATACTAATGAATTTCCTTTGAGAGACGAGGCGAGATTGGTTATGAACCTGTTACGCGGCTCATATCTGACGAGAAAATCGATCTCTGTCTGATAGTCATAATCTTTACATTGCTTCCGTATCTCAGGTTTATATTGCAGTATGAGATTTTTGATCTTCAATTCTGCGACATGTCCTTGCTCCATCAGCTTGCTTGTCGTAGTGACTTTCTCGACAGGACCGAACAATCCTTCTAATGTCGTCTCATTAGTCAGCGAACCATCTAGCGTACCTGTGAACCCGAAGCGATACGGACATTCATAGAGCTTCTCCATGATGCTAGTCAATGACTTCGCTTTGAACTGATGTGCTTCGTCACCTATCACGAGCTTAAACTGATCAAACCATGTTCTGTGCATCTTAAAGATAGATTGCCAAGTCGATATCGTTATAGGTTTGTCTGTCTGTTTATCTTGACCTGCATAGATGCTATGCACTTTGCTACCGCTGTCGAATCCATATTCAGCGAAATCTGTTGCTAACTGACTGACGAGAGATGTTGTCGGCACTACGATCAAGGTCTTTTCATTATAATATCTCGTTATGAGATAGATGATCAACGATTTACCTGATGCTGTGGGAGATAAGAATACAGCCCTATTCTTGCTGACAGCATGACGGAATGCTTCTATCTGATAGTCTCTAGGAGTTATCTTTAATTTGCAGTATTCTAAGAAGCTGTTGACGAGATCATCTGTGATCTGATATGTGTGTATGAGATCGGGATCTACTTCTACTTCATAGTTACGAGACTTGGCAAACTTAGATATGTTCTGAACGAGGCCGGCATATGTCAATCCGGTCATGGTATTATAGAGACGGATCTTACCATCCCAATACTTATTACGTACAGCGGGCATGAAACTTGCGCCGGGTACTGTAAATGTTAGATGATCTGAGAGCTCTTGTGCTATCGAAGGTTCACAGTTTACCCTGATGAATACTTCGTTAACTTTTACGATATGCAGCTTATCTATTACCCACCCACCTTGAATTTTTCATAATCTATCGCTGCTTTAATGAGATAACCTCTATTATTTATGGCACGTATAATCGACTCTAACGCATCGACTTTCTCTTGCTGTACGGACATCTTGAGATTAGTCCTGATCATATCTTTGTCAGAATCTAGGTACATATGTACATCTGATTTCAAGATAGATAGGCGGAAAGGATCCCATCCTTGTTCTTTCAGGTCTTCTTCTGGCAGTATCCCACGATAATAGTCATGCTTCAACTTCGAGAGTTCTTTGCGATCCTCTTCCATCTTACGAAGGATCAATCTCTCTTCAGAAAAATGTCTTAGATACTTGCTGTGCAGTTTAGGTAACTTCAGGCTCTCCTCACCCAATTCCGTCCTATCCATCTCACAATCTATAGCCCACATATTCAGAACATCATCAAGCGTCATAATAATCCTTTAGAGTTTTGTTATCTTGAATATCTTGTATTTGAATGTAACGGTATTAGTCACATAGTTGACATCTGTGTCAGTCGTATTGAAGTTTATATCACCGAGAGATGTAGGAAACAGATCCTGAAACAATATCTCTACATTAGGCATGTAAGAGCTATTGAATATCATCAGCGTAGCATCTGAAAGGACTGTCTCTTTATTGCCTGACTTAGCACCTCTCAGTTGGCTATAATCATAGAAAGATTCAGGATGTCCTAGCGCTTTCAACCAATTATACACTTCAAAGTAATTAGAAAAATCTTCATCTACCTTGAACGTCATCTGGAAGTCGCCGTATATCAACTTATCACCCGCAAATGGAAGCATTTTGAATGGCGTGGGTATTTCTGTAAATCCTAATTCTACAGAAGGTAGGTTGACTGCTGTAGCAAAGAAATTCAGTGTCGGAGCCCTTGCCAACGTGAACTTGAATGCTAGCGGCGAAAGAAAATTTATATTATCAGGTTGATTGGTTAGTATAGGCATAAAATACTCCTGCACATGGTACAAGAGTATTTATGTCTCATTTAAAATTTATAGCAAAGGTTAGTTTTTGTTAGAAACTCCTCTATTACCAGAAATCAATAAACACAAAAGTATTGTTGCTAACCATGTATTAAAGTCCATGGGAATAGCCAGGACAGGGAACACCGTATTCAGTGCCCAGATTACAGCGAACGGGGCTAGCGCAAATATGATGATAGACAATACAACTATTCCAGCGACGTTGGCCATTTTAAAAGATTCCTTCATGTTATTTTCCTCTCAGTTTACCATTTTGTGTGATTTAGCAGATTTGGCTGCTTGTTTAATTTTATGCTCTTCTAATAGTGTTTCTTGCTCTTTTGCTAGCTTAGCAACAGAAGAATTGTGTTTATCTTGTTTATTGTTTTCTGCTTTTAGTTTCTCATCTTGTATTACGAGCTCAATGAGGTTGCCCATCATTATCCAGAATGCTACAGCAGCAATCAATACGCTGATGACTACGAACGTCATTAACATCTCATATCTCCGTCACTAGATAAACTTCATCAAATTCTTCTAAGAGACTTCGAACTGACATACCGGCAATCCCAATATTATCAGCCCATCTCTCATCATATTCGACAGTCGCCCATCCACGTTCCCATATCAAACGCTTGCCTACTAGATTAAACAACATGTAATTGTTGAAACTAAGCTGAAAAAGTGTTTTCAATTTTCTTCCTTACCAAAAAAAGCAAATCCGATTGCCATCAGGATTGTCATTCCAATAAAAGGTCCAAACATGACCAAACCTTCAAATGCTGTGAGCGTGATATTAGGTCCCATGACTATTAGCCCTCAATCTTTTTAACTGAACAACGATTGCCGGTGACTTCTTCGTAGAACATGACCTCTTCCATCAAGTTCCCGATATCAGCATTGCGACAGATCTCAACACCATTGTGGTTATATGCTACCCAGATCATATCAACGTACTCCCTGTGCTACGATTGAATCCTGATATTTCTCATCAGCGTACGCTGACATCTCGAGATCCATCTGATCTGCCATATCCTTAAGGTTCTTAGAAACCATGAGGATCGACTCACAGAGCTGATCCCGGGATGAATTGAAAAGTTTCGCCATATCAGCGAGGGTCTCGAGCTGGACGGACAACGACATTGCTTCATTCACGTTCATAATCACTTCTCCTCATTTCCTATTATTCATAATCGCATATACGCAAGAAAATGTCAACCGCTTTTATTAAAATAATTGAATTATCTGTAAGAAGTTTCAAATATCTCAATCGGCAGATTTTCCATGATCACTTCTAGCTTCTCTGTTTTCCAAGAATAGTAAGGATCTTTGGGATTCTTGCTGTTATAGTTCTCTTTCCCGTGGTTGATGAAGTTATCGACAGTCATCCGATACATCTTCCGATCATTCTTCAAGATCATGAATAGCTCTATGTCTATCCCCGTAGTCTCATGCAGATCGAGATATCCTTTCACATGCTTAGTGCTCAAGCAGACATCTCCCTTGAACCCTTGCTTACATTTGCCTTCGATGAACTTGTTCTTACCATCAGCTGATATGACATAGAAGTCAGGGAGCTCTCGGTTATTCCAGCGATAAGGGCTGTTCCTTTGGCTCTTGAAGGTCTCAGGAAATCTCTGCTTGAACTTAGCACTGTACTGTGCTACCCTGTATATCTTATCGGTGAGGCTCTTAGAATATAGATAACCTAGGATGAAACATTCACCCTTCTCACCTATCTCTAGTTTCACATGAAAATCTTGGATTTGTTGAATTGACATGTCAGAATTTTCCCCCGTACTGCTTTTTCCACTTAGAATTCTTGACGCCGAGGCCTTCGCCAGCAAGGATTATATCGTAGAACAATTTCATCAGCTGAACTGAGTTCTTCTTGGTCGCTATGTTATAACGCAGACGGACAATCTTCATCGCATCAGTCGGATCAATCGAGCTCTTATGGGCTGAATTGATGATATCTAAAGAATACTTCATCGCTTCTGCGAAAGGCATAGAAGCGATTGACGATATCTTTTCTGATGTAAGATTGAATTTCATGTAGCTCTCCTCATTTCCTATTATTCATAATCGCATATATAAGAGAAAATGTCAACCGCTTTTATCATAAAATAATAATTAAATTTTATCAAAATAACAGTTGACATTCTATCGAGAATAGCGTATATTGATAATACAAACAACGGAGAGCAAAATGCAAACTTATACAATCATCATCTCGGAAGAACAACTCGTTTTGATTCAAAAAGTAATTGATCAACTTCCAAATAACATATATCT